TACCGACGAATCAGCCGCTTCTCTAAGTGATAAAATTTCCGCATCCGTCGATGATTCCCAATTATTTGGAACCGTAATATATTCAGTGGAATCAAATTTTATAATATCACTTGGACTTACTGAAAACAAATACTTCCAAATATATCCGTCACCACTATTACCTGCTTTAGTTGGTTCTAAATCGGTAAAGGTTGGTTGATCTTGAGATGGAACTCCTTTTGGATTTTCTCCAGATGAACCATTTTCAATACAAACATAAACCCTATAATCCTCATTCATTACATAATACTTTGCATCATATAATCTAGATGCATTGGTTAGTGGGGATGGATTAAGAATGCTATAATCATGGCGATACATTTCATATCTGTCACCCTGAACATAATCATATCTTTTTATCAATCTTTTTACATTGGAAGAAGAAACCTTTTTTCCAAACATCATAACATCACCAGAATGTGATGTATATTGAAAATTATCAATAGGTGCGGGTGGATTAGTATTCCATGTAGTAGTTCTTCCAAATCCAGTTATTGCCGGATTAGGAAGACCTACTGTAACGTAATATGAGTTTTTATCGTCAAAAAACGATTCAACAAAATTACTGGCATTCAGAATTCTAAATTGATCAGTAACAAGTGCGGACATTGTTATCTTTTTTTATATATTTATAGTAGATTATGGGAGATAAAAATTCATATTGTTAGTTAGACTTCTAGAACGAATTGCTCCAGTTCTATCTTCACCAAAATCTCCTCTTCTTTGAATTGTTGGGAATGTTGAAAGTCCCGCATCAACTGTTAATCCAGTAACTCCAATAGAAATTGGGGAAGATCCACGTTCTACATTATTACCATATATTCTACCCCAAGACATTTTTCCGAGAGAAGTTGTTAGACCTGCATTAGTATCATCAAAATTACCAGTAGATCCAATACCTGTGAGGTTACTAGATGAAATAACATTACAAATAATTTCACCATCTGCAGTATTAGTAATATTATATTCCTTCACAATGTAAATGTTATCAAGGAATGATGTTCCAATACCAACAACCGAATTATCTGATCCATTTACAGAAATAACACCATTACCAACTTTAGTATTAGAAATTACGACTGGATAACCAACTGCAAGAGATGTAATATCTCCTGCAACCTTCAATTCACCTTCAAATGTATAATCATCCAATGCAGTGAAGTTAAATTTAATTGACTTTTGACCTCCACTATCAGTAGTTTCATTAATACCAGTAATAATTCCAGTAAATCCTTGGACAGTTTCAAACTTGGTAATTTTCTCTGTTCTTGCAAGTGTAGTAATTCCTACAATTGCATTTGGTGGAGTGGAATTTGTATACCCAGTTCCAGTATTAGTTACTGAAACTGCTGATATGGTTCCTGCTGCAGAAACTGTAGCAGTTGCCTCAGCACGAATCTGTTCTTGATAGAAACCAAAGTCAAATCTCTTTGTTAACTGCTCTGTATTAACAGCATTTTTATTAAGCACAACAGTTCCGTTACTTTCTGAAGAAATAGAAATAACATTGTAAGTATTATCAATGATTTCTAATGAACCATCAAATACACTTGCTAGTGACTGACCAACTATAATTGATGAAGTGATAATACCAGTAATAGTATTAGATCCTGCACCAATAGTTCCACCCCTATTTGCAACTTCTTGTTTAAATATATTATCTCCAATTCCACCAATTGGTGATGCGATACTAACATTAATGGTACCTTGTGAATACCCACTACCACCATCAAGAATATTGACGGATGTAACCGATCCTGCAGCACTAACAACTGGAGAAAGTTTTGCTGATGTTGGATTATCATGATCAATGATAAATCCATCAAAATCAAAAGATCCTTGATTTACATCATAAAATTCATTATCATACTTAAAGAACTGAGCATTATCTACAAAAATATTTTTAGAAGTCGAATCTAAATCACCAATGATTTTAGCCGTTGGATAAATTCTTGGTTCAAGTGACTCTCTTGTCTTATAAAGAGCATCACCATTAACATAGAAGTCTTTTTTCTGTTTTGTCCAACTAAATGGTTTAAATATATTTTGATTTATACCAGGACCAGTATAAATTGGAGTATCAACATTTTTCGAACTAGTAATTCTAGTAACTATTCTTGAATTTAATTGATCTGCAGTTTCTTGATATAATGGATGTTTTTGAACAAATAAATCATCTCCTATTTTAATAGTCTCCGTAACTCTTATAATTTCAACATCAACACCCTCTTGACCAAGATAGAAGAAAATATCTACCTTATCATTTATTCTTGGTGGTCGTGTAAATTGGAATGATGTTCCTCCAGTAAAATTGTAAGCATATCCAGGGGTTTGAAGAACGCCATTAATAAAGATCATAAGAACTGCATCCAAATTAATTGCCGAAGAAAGAGGTTCATTAGGATCAAGTTCAAAACTTATAAGTTCTCCATTATAGAACAATGGGAATCTCTTTCTAGTCCCATCTTGATAACTTTTGATATCATCAATATAATCCATTTCTCCAAAAGTCCAAGAAGAGAAGAAATCATTAAATGTGCTTACAACTTCAAGTTGGAATGGAGCAATAGGTTGATTAAAATCTTTAGCAGTTACAAGACCAACTACTTCAAAAACATCTCCAGGTCTGAATGAATAACCACTTCTAACAATTTTAAATGAGTCAATCAAGAAAAGTGTTGAACCAATACCGACATTTGTTGCTGCAGGACCAACTGTTAAATTCATTAGAAGATTCTCACCCGTATCAGTAGTAGCACCAACACCTAGTCTTGATACACCCACAATGGGCATATTTTCATAAATTGGTTCTGGAATTTGAATAACTGGATTAACATATCCACTTCCAGGATTTGTGATATTGAATGCAAGTGTTCCTCCTGCACCTACAGTTGCTTCAACTGTAGCACCTGTTCCTGCACCACCACCAGGTCCAACATTTACAGTGATCGTACTACTAGTAACTGAATTGATTGCCAGAGTAGATCCAGATGCCGGATCCGTAGATCTTGGATATGGTTGTTCAGTAAAGAAATTATCATCGGAACATCTAAAGAACAATGAATCATCAGTAATAGTTACTGTATTAGAAACAGTAAGACCATGATTTGGAATAGTAAGTTGAAGTACACCAGTATGTGAAGTATACTTTGCTGCAGTTGGTGTAAATTGAGTGCCAGTATTTGCTGTAATAGCGTTGGTTAATGCTCTTTCAAATCTGTGCTCATATGCGAGATCTGTTACAGCAATTGAGACTGGTCCTCTATATCCAGAACCATTGTTTAACGAGAAGTGCTCATAAACTGAACCAAAACCAACATAATGGTGAGTAATGCTACTAGGACCAACATTTACATTCAATTTGGTTGCACTAATAATGTTAGTAATATCAAATGAACGATCATGATCTGGGAAAATTGTCGTTGTAACTCCAGTGTATGCGGGAGTACATGTAAAATGCAACCCTACCAACTGAACTCTATCACCATCTTTCAAATTGTGCGAATCTACGGTTTCAATATTAAGAACACCCGAAAACTTATTATAAAATGCAGTGCTGATAGAAACTGGATTAGTATAAGTGTCTATACCAACAATTTCA